CGAGTTTGCGGAAGCGGTCCGGGCGGCACTCGAAGCAACGTGGCCCGCCGAAGATACGCCCGCGCCGACGTTCATCGTCGATGACGATTGGGACGTGGAGACCATCGACGAGCTTAGCGAAATCACGGGGCGATGGGTGATTGTCTCGGACGAGGATTACAGCCAGTTAGGCGTTGTGTCGCGATGCGAAGACGAAGAGGAATACACGGTAGCGGTGGCGTTCCTTGAACGCTACATCGGGGCCAGCGACACCAAGGGCAAGGTGCCCAAGGCGTGGAAGGAAGAACGCAAGCGGCTCGTGCAGGACAACATTTACCGCTACCTGAACAACCACCGCGAGATTGAAATCCTCGCGGGTGCCAAAACGGAAACGTGTGCCGTGACAGTCGTCATGGACCGCGATTTGATGCGCAAAACGCGCGTGTTTGTGTCGGTCGTCGAGATAACTTTTAGCGAAATTCGGAGGGTGACAACATGAGTACGAAGGGCTACCAATGCGCGACCTATGTTCGTACGAGCGGATCGCACGGAACGCCGACATGGACCGAAGTTTTGCTCATCAACGATATGGCCGTTGACGACCCGAAAGAAAAGCTCGAAGCCGATTCCCGCAGCGCCAACGGCATGCGGCAGTATGAGCCGGGCCGCACCGACCTCAACGTTACCGGGCAGATTCGGAAGGACGCCAGCGACACGGCTTACGCGGCCATCGCTTCCGCGTTCGCGGGTCGCACGGAACTCGACGTGATGATTCTCGACGGCAAGAAGGACGCGAACGGGAGCATCGGCTACCGACTCGGCATGAAGGTGTTCAAGTTCTCGGAAGATCAAGCGGCGGGCAAGGTGCTTTACAAAGACTTTGAAATGGCCCCGTGCCCGAGTGACAACCCGTGGCAAACAGTGCTGGTTACCGCTGGCGCCCCCGTATTCACCGACGGGACGCTGAGCTAATGGGTTCCTCCGCGATCAACGCGATCAAGGCCAACTTCTTCGACGCGAGGAAGGTGCAGCTTGCCGTTGAAACGGGGATGCGGAAGAAGATGGCGCGCTTCGGTGCGTTTGTTCGCACGAGCGCGAAGTCTAGTTTGCGAAAGCGGAAGGGCATCAGCAAACCTGGCACGACGCCGACATCGTGGACGGGCTTGCTACGAAAATTCATCCTCTTCAGCTACGACGCGTCAAGCAAAAGCGTTGTGATTGGCCCCGTGCCGTTTAGCTCGAATGCGACCGTACCGCGCTTACTCGAAGAGGGCGGCACCGTGCAGGGCGACGGGCGCGAAATCTGGATCACGAACGACGTGGGCCGCGACGCGGCGGGCAAGTTCGTCAGCGGTGGCCGCACGAAGAAGAAGTTAGAGGGGACGATTGTTTACGAACCCCGACCGTACATGAAACCGGCGCGCGACCGCGAATTGCCGGGCTTTTTGCAATCACTCAAGGATTCGTTGTAATGGCATCGTTTAAGGACAAGCAGGGCCGCGAATGGCTCGTGCGGCGTATCACGCGGCTCGACATTGGTCGCCTCAAGCAAGAGGCGGGCCTAGACGTCGGCAAAGCAATGGCGTCATGGGAAGGCATGGCGCTTGAAGTTTTCGACGACACTGGCGAAAAAGCGGTCAATGCGCTGTGGTATTTTTGTCGTGAGCAAGCTGGAGCCGCGAACGTCACGCAAGAGGACTTCGCAGGCATCTTCGACGGCGAAGTTCTTGAAGAAGCTCGGCAGGCGCTGGTTGAGGAAATGGCTTTTTTTACCCCGCGCTCGACCATCGGAATGGTCATGAAAGACAGCAAGAATCGTCGGGCGCTGTGGGAGAAAGTGGACGCGCGAATCAGTCAGTACGCGACGAAACAGATTGCGAACTTGACCTTGGACGAGCCTGCGACGAACTAGCGGGCATCTGCGGGGTTGACCCGAATCCGCTTTCGCTGCGCGAACTGGCAGCGATGGCGGAAGCAAGACGCCGCGATGAGTGGGACCGTGTTGCGTTCTTGGCGTCGTGGGTGGCGAAGGTCGCGACGGGCGAAGACATCAACCCGACGAACCTGAACCCGATTCGGCGGGCGGATATTGAGCGTCTCCAAACACGCGAGAGTAAACGGGCGGATGCGCGGCTGATGATGGCGACGATTGGCTTGGCTTTAGGCGACAAACGGGCGGTAGAAAAATGGCTGTCAGTGGATCGAGCGGCGGCGGAGGCGGAGCGGACAGAATCCGCGCCGGGGCCGCGTTCGTCGAACTGACAGCCGACGACGACGAATTGAAGCGCCGCCTGAAAGAGGCGCAACAAAAAGTCACCGACATGCAGAAGCATTTGGCGCGGCCCATGCTGCGGCCGATGCTGCGGGATTTTGCCCAGCTCAGCATGCAGTCGGACGTTCTCAACAAGCGTCTTGGTTTGGAAGAAGCCCGCGCCAAGCTCGCGAATCCCATGCTGCGGCCAATGCTCCGCGAAATGGCCTTAGCCGATAAGGCGATGGCCAAGCTCAATAAGCAATTCGAGTTTGAACAACTTCGCGCGCGAGTCGGTACCGTACGCGCTCACCTGCAATCCATCGCTGACAAAGCCAAGAAGATTGGGCACGGCGTCGCGTTTGCTGGGGCTGGAATCACCGCCGGGGGCGCGGCGATTGTGGCGCCACTGGCGGCCGCATTCAAAGGTATGCTGGACCGCTCTACAGAGATCGCGAAGCTATCGACGAAGCTCGGTGTATCGACGGAGCAACTGAGCGAGTTTGCGTATGCGGCCGAACTGACCGGGCAGAGTTTTCAGGACTTAGAAGGGCACTGGGAAAACCTCGCGGAACGTGTCGCGCAAGGCGCTACCGGGGGCGGCGAAGCGGCGGAAACCTTCAAGAAACTCGGCATTGACGCGGGCCAACTGAAGCTGCAAAACCCCGTCGAACAGCTCATCACGCTCGCCGAAGCAATGCGCGGCGTCACGAACGAGACCGAGCGCCTTGGTATGCTGTCGTCGTTGGGCGGTGACAAGTTCCAAGGCCTCAACGCGCTCTTCAAACAAGGCCCCGAAGGCATTCGCAAAATGATGGGCGAGGCCAAGACGGTCGGCGCCAGCGTGTCGAGCGAATCCGCAGCGGCAGCCGTGAAAACGGAGCAAGCCTTTCTGCGCGCGTGGACCTCGATCAAGTCGATTTTCTGGAGTGTTGGCGAAGCGTTTTTACCGCTCGTCGATACGCTGCAAGCGGGTGTATCGCTATTCGTCGGGCTGATCGGTGGCGTGCGCGCGTTCATCCAGAACAACAAGATACTCGTGATGGTGTTGGCGGGTGTGGGCCTGACGCTTGCGGCCATCGGCGTTGGTGTCATCGCGTTGGGTGGGATCATCACGGCGTTCGGCGCGGTGGCGTCGGCCGTCGGAACCATCGTCGGCGTTGCGTGGTCACCGATCACGCTAACGATTCTCGGCGTGGGGCTGGCTCTCGTCGCCATCACGGCCATCGTGGCAGGACTGACCTACGCGTTCTTCAAGTTCACCGAAGTCGGCAAGCTCGTCGGCTCATCGCTGGGCGAGATGTTCGGCAACATGTGGGCCACGGCCAAACAGACGTTCGGCGGCATCGCTGACGCGATGAAGGCAGGGAATTTCTCGCTGGCGTGGAAGATCGCGACCAAGGGCCTGCATGTCATCTGGAAGGACTTCGTCATCGGCATGAAGTCGGCGTGGAACGAGTTTCTGAAGTGGTATTTCACGAAGACGATGGACGCCGTGAAGGCGGTCGCGAAGGCGTTCGGCCTCGACGATTTGGCGGAGCGAGTCACCGGCAGCGAAGAGGAAGGCAAAAAGAAATTCCTCGAAATCATGGGCTTCGACCTCGACGCGGATATTGCCCGCCGCGACCAGTTGAAGCGTGAGCTGGATGCGCTGATTCAGCAGGCGAAACCGAAAGAGGAATTTCCGGGCGCTGTTGGCGGACATGGCAATATGGCCGACTATTTGCCAAAACTGACCGAACGCATCAAGGGCCTATTTCAAGCTCCTGACCTCAACCGTGCACTGAGCTACGGCGACAACGTGAACGTGGATCGCGCGACGATTCAGACTGCAAAAAACACGGGCGTTATCGCCAACGAAATCAAGCGACTAGAACCAGCAACCTTTAAGTGAGACTATGGCAACGCTTCGAGAGTCATTCAACTCGCGCGAGTTCACCGACGACAAGAAAGGCGGGCGCCGCATCACGTACCGCGCTCTGGTCACGGGCGCCGCCAACGAAGTCGCGGCCGAAGATTGTGCGCTCGCCGAGATGCCCGATGTCATCGGCGACGACGGCGCGACGCGATTGAGCATGAAGCTAACCAACGAAGGCGCTGGGGTTTTTCGCGTCGAAGCGGAGTACGGCGAAGACACAGAGCCAGAGCAACAAGGCGGAGAGCAGCAAGGCAGCGAAGGCGGCCAGCCGGAACCGCCATCGGGCCAGAACGAGAACGACCCGCTGGGGCCGGAATGGACCTTCACCATTTCGGAGTCGATGCAGCACATCACGCAAGCGCTCTCGACGCGCGGCGTCTACACGCGCCCGGAGTTGGCTGGGTTTGGTGTGCCTGATTACAAGAACGTCATTGGTTTAACGCTCGACAAGATTGAAGGGTGTGACGTCATCGCACCGAAGGAAACGCGGTCGGTAACGCTCAAATGTGCTGGCATGACGAACGCCTACCTGAAGCGCGTCCGCAAGTTGTTCGGGCACACGAACACAATCGCGATGATGGGATGCGAAGTCGGCGAAGTCCTCTATGTTGGGTTTTCCGCGCAGTATCGCGCGAAGGAGTTGTGGAGCATCACGCACAACTTCGCCATCGCGGAAAATCTCGTGTGGAACGCCAATGATGCTGAGATGAAAAAGCGCCTGACCATCGGAACGATTGAATTGACCGACGGCAAAAAGGCGTGGGAATACCTGTGGGTGGCCTACGAAAAAGGCATCGAAGCAACGGTTGGCGTTACTGTTGATCGACCGCGTTACGCGGTGGTTCAGCAGGTCTACCCCGAAGGCAACCTGAAACTCTTGGGGGTGTGATATGTCGGACCCATTTGCACTCGTGACCCCCGGCGCCCCGCTTGCCATCAACGCGACTGCGTGGAACTTGATGCTGGCGGGCGCTCGCGAACGCGCTGGCCGTGGGCGCGGGCCGAACGCCGACGACCTCAACAACGGCCGCCCCACGCCGGTAAAAATCCTCGTCCACAACTCGACGGGCAGCAACTTTCCCCACTGGGGAATTGTCAGCGTCGGCGCGCCCGCGTTCATCCCCGCGAGCTCCAGCGAACTTTTGCAGCCTGAGTACGCCTACACCGCCGCAGCGCCAACGGCAGGCGGCTTGTTCGCCGTCTGTCAGCAAATGATTCCCACCGGGTCCGTCGGCTTCGCCGTCGTTCAAGGCGTCACGCCATGCACGCTCAATGTCACCGCAACCGGCGACACACACGCAGACGCGACAACCAGCACGACGGAGTTGACGACGGGCACGAGCGGGCGAGCGGAGATTCTGTACAAGGCGAGCGGGACGGGCAGCGGGAAGATTGGCGTTGTGCTTGTCACGAATGCGGCCCCGCCATCGGCCGCAGCCCCAGAGACCGACGCCTGGTATCTCACAGCCGACAAAACTATCACCGTGTGGGGCACCAGCACGCTGACCGGATGGACCAACAAGGATGGCTCAACAACAAGCACTAACCCCGCATTTCCATCGACCGGCGATTGGTTGTGCACACTGACGATGACCGGCGAATTTAAGTCTTCTGGCGGTTCCGCTGGCCCGATGTATCTGCTTGGCGGGTGGGGGATCACTGGCACAGGCGCCCCCATCACCGGCGGGTTTGCTCCGTGGCATGGCGGGGTTGTGGCGCACGGGCTGGCCGACAATGCAGGCGGTGATTACGTCGGCGCTGGGTCGCTGACGTTGACCGGAATTTTCACGGTTAATGACGAGACGACCGACGAGCTTGACGTGCGATATTCTCTTGATGGATCGCTGACGACAACCGGGCCATATTACACAATCACGACCGGGAAGATTTACGCGAACACTTACTTTGCTTCTGGGTCGGTTGCGACCGTTGTGCACATGAAAAAGATTTCGGGGTAATAAACGATGAAAATTTCCGATTTGATGCGCTCCGCAATGTGCGACGCATTCGTTGATTCGATTGACACCGGGGGCGCAGGCACGCTGCAAATTCGCACGGGTTCAGCGCCAACGAACACGACCGACGCCGATAGCGGCACGCTCCTTGCGACGCTCACGTTCAGCGGGACGGCGTTCGGTGCTGCATCGGCTGGCGTTGCGACGGCGAACGCCATCACGAGCGATTCCAACGTTGACGCGACGGGCACGGCCGCCCACTTCCGAATCAAGAACGGAAGCGGAACGGTAGTCGCACAAGGCACTGTCGGCACGTCAGGCGCAGACATCAACTTCGATTCGGTGTCGTTCGTCGCTGGCGGGACGGCGGCGATTACGTCATTGACGATGACGATGCCCGCAAGCTAACGAGGGGCTGCGATGCTTTTTGGACTCGGTGAGATTCGGATTGCGGGGCGTGGCTCGTTCACGCCTCCAAAGGGGGAAGACGATGGCGGAATTGGTGACACTCCACACGCGACTAACGACCGTGCTGCAGGAGGCCCGTGCAGTCCGGCAAATGTGCGTGGAAGCGGTTGCGGACATGAGCGCGAATCCGGTGAGTGCGAACGCGATCGTGGGCCTTGCCCAACGATTTGAGGCGAGCATTTCCGGCGTGATTGTTCCGGCGCAGTCTCACGTTGGCTTGCCAGCGTACGCGGCGACGCAATTCGGTGATCCGAATTTCGGCTTAGACGTTCGCCTTGCTGGGATCAAGTTGTTGCTGGAAGCGGTGATTGCGCAGTGTCGGCAGGCGATTCCGATGCACGAAGGATTCATTTTGAAGGAACTATGGAACGCCGACGGCAGCGTTACGGTTCGGCGCTTGTTGCCCGCTGAAACGGCCAACTTGCGAGCATCGTTGCAAGCCGTCCCGAACAACATCCCGGAGTAAGCCGCGATGTCGTCGCTAGGACCAAACTCACCATCGACGGCAGCGAACGATAGCTCTAATGGCGGTACGTCGGCGTGGAGCGCCTCTGCCAATTCGCTCTTGTCGGACGATGCCCGCGCGAGTGTGAGCTTTACCACGCAGACGGTGCGGTATCTCAAGCACACCGGCTACGGGTTCTCGGTTCCGACGGGCGCGACAATTGACGGGCTTGTTGTGGAGTGGGAAGGCTCTTGCATCACGGCCACGCTCGCGACGTGGCGCAATGTGCTGACCTCGAAAGCGGGCACCGTTGGCGGGACGGACCTTGGGACAGGTGCAACGTTCCCCGGCTCAGATACGTTCGTTTCATTCGGTGGTTCGACGCAGTTGTGGGGTCGGACGTGGACCGCGTCCGACATCAATAATTCAGGCTTCGGGTTCGCGCTGTCAACGGGGCGAAGTGGGGCCACGACGGCCACGCCTCGCATCGACTCGTCTCGGGCAACGGTCTACTACACGACCGGCGACCGCACGGCCACGGGCGCCCCGTCGTTTGGTCCGGCGACGTGCGCGGGCGTTGGCACGTTTGTCGGCACTCGCACGGGTGCCGGTTCGCCGTCGTTCGGCGCTTTGACGACCAGTGGCGCCGGTGAATTTGATGCCCCGATTTTTGCGGGTAGCGGCGCGATTCAATTTGGCCCGTTGGTCGGCGCAGGCATTGGCGAGATCGACGCGCCCGCTTTCGTGGGCGATGGGGCCGTGTCGTTCGGCGCCGTGATAGGCGGCGCGACAGGAGAGTTTGACGCGCCCGTGTTCGCTGGTGTTGGCGCCGCTCAGTTTGGCGTGATTGCGTCTGCCGGCGCTGGGGAATTTGACGCTCCGGCCTTTGTGGGCGCTGGGTTTATTTCGTTCTCTGCCATCACGCCCGCCGGCAGTGGCACGAGCGCAACCGACACGCCCGCAGCAATCGTGCGCGTCGTCATCAAGCAGCACGACGAAGGGCGCACCTTCGAGCAAGAGGACGCGGGCCGCGTGTTCGCGCAGAGCGACCAAGGCCGAACTTTTAGCGCCGACGACGAGGGGCGAGCTTACGCCGTCCGCGATACGGGGCGCGTGTTTCAACAGAGGGGCAACTGATGGCGCGCAGCATCGAAACAAAGACATTGAACAACGGCGGCAAGCGGTATTTCTGCTTTGACTGCACCACGTTCAAAGAAGTTCTTGCTGGCGAAACGCTCGTGAGCGCGACCGTCACGGGGCCGACGTTGACCGGTTTCAGCATCGGCACCCCAGCGGTCAACACAGAGGTTTTCGACGGCGTGCCGGTTGGCAAGGGCGTTGTTTTTCTGGTGACCACAACGACCGCGACGCCCGTCGGCAACTACCCGCTGGAAGGGTTTGTGACGACGTCGGGCGGGGCGATCATCGACCCCAAGGGGCGTTTGGTGATCGATTAGTTGCGCGCGGGCAGTTCGTCGGCAATAATACGACACATACACGCGCAAGAATTTGTTTATGCGAAAGGCCTTCAGTGAGCATCCATCCCGCCGATATTGCGATTGTCGTGGCCGCCCTGCCGATGGTGGCTGTCGGCGGGCCTGTCGAGTTTAACCCTGTCAGCGCAGGAATTCTCGGCGCGGTAATTGCCAGCATGCGCAAGAACTCCGCTGAGATTCAGGATGCGACGAAGAGCTTCACGAAGGCGGGCATTGCCGCTACGAAGTGGCTTACAACGCTCCTGAGCGGAGCGTCGGCAACTGTGTTCGGCAGTCCGGCACTCTGCGCTAATGCGAACATTGAAGGGCCTTCTGCTGTTCTGGTTTACTTCGGCGCGGGGCTGATCGGCTCAACGTTCGTTGACCTCATCATTTCGCGGGACAAGGTGATTGCGGAAAAGCTGCTGGGGCGCGTCGCCGGGAGCGCGGAGACCAAGAAATGAACGGCATTCCAATTCTAATTCCTGATGAAACTATTCGCGCTTTCGGAGTTCCTCGCTCGTCGAAATGGAATGCCGTCCGCCGGGCGCATCTTGATAGGTATCCAAGTTGTGCTGCGTGCGGTCGTGATTTGTATCCCGAAGTCCACCACATCGAACCTTTCCACGTGCGGCCCGATCTGGAGCTTAATCCCGACAACCTGCTAACGCTCTGTGACGCGCCGGGCGCCTCGTGCCATTTGCTCTTGGGCCACTTGGGCAACTGGAGCTTTTGGAATCCGGAGATTCGTGAAGTCGCCAAGGCGTTTGCGTCAGCGCGAGAAGAAGCCCGCAAGCGGGTTCACACGGACGCCGAAAATCGCACGCATCAATCGTACTCGTTCGCGGCGATTATCAGCCCGCCAACTCGCGCCCCGCTGCCCGATGTCTCGGTGTGGTTCTACGGCTCTTGGCGCGAAGCGCGGCGCGTGTGGCTGGGGGCCTTTGTTGCTGTGGTACTTGTGTTATTTTTTGCGCTGCTATCACGCTAAGGTGCGCCATGTGGCTGATTGGCTTGCTACTCGGCTTTGTACTCGAAACGCTCGACCGCGCGATTCGTGCCTTCTGGCTTCCTTTCGGCGCCTTAGTGATGGTTTTTGTTGCGTGGCGGCTGCTAACTAATTGAGGTTGCTGATGCGTTCGCTTCTCCTTGCCATCTGTCTTTCGTGCTGCGCGCTTGCAGCCCCGGAACTCGATATTCCGCCGGAGATTCAAGCGACCGACGAATACGTGATTGTGACGCCGAAGGGCGACTGCAAGAGCGTTACCTACGTCGGACAGTCCGGCGTCTCACCGTTCCCGTCGACACTCTTTGAAGACAAGCGCGTCTTCGTGCTGCCCGTGCGTGGGCTGGCCGCCGGGCGCTATCGCTTCACGGCGGTCGGCTCACTCGACGACAAGCATTGCGTGAAGTCCTTCACGGTCGTCGTTGGCAATCCGCCGCAGCCCCAGCCCGGCCCGAACCCTGACCCCAAGCCGGACCCGGGGCCAACGCCGTCGAACAAGCCCGTCAAGTTCATCGTCGTCATCGAAGAGACGGCCGACGGCGCGGGCGCACGGGGCAACCTCCTGCTGTCGCGCGTGGTGGCGACGCGATTAAACGAGAAGGGCATTCGGCACCGCATCGTGGACAAAGACGGGCGAAGCGCCAATGGGCTGCCGCCGGCGGACGTGAAACGCTTCCTCGATGACGCCAAGGGCAAGACGCTGCCGCGCTTGTACCTGCTCGACGATGCGGGCTACGAAATCGCGCCCGCGCTCGACATGCCCAATGACACGGCCAAACTCCTCGAACTCCTCAAAAAATACGGTGGCTGAAATGCGAATGTCGATGATTGACGGCACGGGCTACGAACGCTTCTTCGGGAACATTCCGCAGGCGCATGACCTGCTGACGCGGTTCCCGGTGTACGGCGATGTGCCGCAAGCGCGGATGATTGCCCGCCCTGAGTGGCCCGCGCTGATTGAGGCGCAAGGCAACGACTTCGAGAGTCCGTTTCTGCCTTACGTTCACGACCAAGACGGCGTCGGCCAGTGCAACGCGGACGCAACCGTAACGTGCGCGGAGTATTGTCGCGCCATTCAGGGTCTGCCGTTCATTGGACTGAGCGCCGCCGATTTGTACGACCGCATCAACGGCGGCTCCGATCGTGGGTCGTTGCTCGAAGATGCGATTGCCGAAATGATGGCGCGCGGCGTTGGGACCGTGGCGACGTCCGGCACCATCTGGAAGCAAGGCATGAAGCGCGCGAGCGCCGATGAGCGCAAACGGTTCCAGCTGCTCGAAGCCTACGTGTGCCCCACGTTCGACCACTGCATGAGCGCCGTGCTATCCGGCTTCGCGCTGAACAGCGGCATCTTCTGGTACGACAATTACGAACCGGATGGCGATGGCTGGTTGCCGGTGCGCCGCCAAGGCAACTTCGGCGGTCACAGCGTGTTCGGCTACAAGGGCCGCATGCGCGCGGGCAAGTTCGGCATCGCGCACCAAAACTCTTGGGGCGAGCGCTGGGGCGTGAATGGTCGCTGCGTATTCCCCGAAGAATCGTACAAGGGCGACGTGGGCGGTTGGTTTGCCGTGCGCCTGATGACCGACGAAGGCGGCGTGATTCCCACACCGCAAGCCTGACTTATTTCGCAGTCGTCAAGAATCACTTGACGACTCAACACATGGAGAATTTCTTATGCGTTTGTTTGAGTCTCAACCCGAGTGGCTGCGCGATCCCGCGCCCGCCGTCGCGCCGTCGATCCCGTTTGCAATCCCCGTTCCCGTGGTGGCGTCGTCGCCGGGATTGTTGCGCCGTTGCGTGATGGCCGTGATGATGCTTGCCGTTGCCGTCGGCGTGGGCGCGTTCGTGTCGCCGTATCTGCCGAAGCCAGAAGCGGCGCCAGCTGTGGCGCCTGTCGTCGTGAGCGAAGCGAAGCCCGCGGCCGAAGTCCGGACCTCGCACGCATCGAGTCCGGCAGCAAAACCGGTTAACGTTCCGGCGCCCGTCGTGGTCGCGCAACCGCCAGCACCACAAGCCGCGCCTGTGGCCCCAACCGAACCGCCGCTGCCGCCCGTGCCAGCGCCCGCTCCAGTCGTGAAGGCCAAGCCGAAAGCGGTCGTCGTCGAAGAGCCGCCCGCCGCGCCGAAGCCGTTCTACCTCGACAAGAACGAAGCGGAACGGGCGGCGAAGAAAGAAGGCAAGCGAGTGCTGTTCTGGATCGACGGCGCCGAAGAGAAGCCCGGCGCGGAGACGATCATCAAGAGCCTTGGCGAGCGTGTTGTTCACTGTCGCCTTGACGCCGACGGCGAAGGCGATTCAGTCGGGCCGCGCATCGTGTGGACCGGCGACGATGGCACGCCGTGGTTTACGCGCGCAAGCAACTTCGGACCGCATTCGCCGAACAACATCCGCTCGAAGATGGGCCTGCCAACAGTCAGCGCGAGTGGCAAGGAAATCTCGTTCCCGCAAGTCGTGCCGCCGCAGGATGCGCGATTCCGCAACTTCGCTGATCGGCCGCGCGACGGGAATTGCTTGTGGGTTTCGTGTGACACGCTCCTGAAGACTCATGGCTACAACGTAAGCCTGAGCAAGAACCGCTGGGGCGGCTCGAACATCCCTTGGGCCGTGGCCGAACTGAAGAAGCGCGACGTGAAGATTGCCTACAAGGATCATTATCGCGGGAAGGATAAGGCGTTTCTGCAGACCGCGTGCGACGAGGGCCTTGGGTGCGTCGTGACGGTGATGCTTCCGGAGGGCGGGCACGCCATCGACCTCGTCGGAATCCGCGGGGACAAGGTCGCGATCATCGACAACAACGACCCACAGTTAAAAACGCGCATCACGCCGCTCGCATCGTTCGAGCAAATTTGGGACGGCGGCGCGATTGCGATTCTACCGAAGGACTACACCGGGCCACTGACGCAACACATTCGGCAGTGCGCCCCGGGCGGCAATTGCCCGGCGCCGGGATTACCAGCAACGCCGTTCCCCGGTGGCCGTCAGCCAGCGCGTCAACAGCGCGACGCCGACGCGCCCGAAGCCCTCGAAGCCCCGCTTGATACGGGCGCTTTTGGGGCGCCGATCATCAAAAACACGAAGGCCGTCGAAGAGGCCGCGCGCCAGTTCTTCCGGGACGCTGGGTTCACGGAAGCCGAGATCGAACAACGAATTCGCAACAAGTAACTACATCCTGCAACCTTCGCCCGGAGCCTCGACAATGCCGACGAACGACAAACCGCGCACCATGGCCGCCGCTGCGCTGCTCGTCCCCAAGACTTTCAAGGGGCCGATTGACTGGTTCATCTTCACGGACCTCATCGCGAGCGCCGTGAAGACGCTCATTACGGGCTGCGCGCCGACGCCGACGCAGGCCGTGCGTTATCTCACGTGGCGCCCGTGGGTCGATTGGGGCGGCCGTCGGTTGGCCGCACACCGCGAAGAAATCAAAGCACGCGTCCGCCGTGCGTGGCGTGGGCCCGCGGACCAACTCGCGGACGTGACGACACGCATCTTAGACGCCATCGACGACGGAAGCGTTACCGTCGATCTGATGCGCGACCTCTACGCGGAGAACCGCTAATGCGCTGCACTCTTCTTGCTGTCCTTCTGTTGGGCGGGTGCATGAATCCGCCCATCGACCAGCGCCCACCGAGGCCCGCGCTGGCACAAGACACGGCGCCACAACCGCCGGGCCTTCCCGCTGCCGACTCACCGACGTCGATTTTGCTTGAGCCGCGCGGAGACCGCATCACGATTGAGGTGCGCCGATGAACGGTTACGAAATCGCTGTAGTTATCATCGCGGCCGCGTTCGCGTTCAATTTGATCGTGGCGCCATTCCGCAAGGCGAAGCAATGAAGCCGCAACCGTCATATGCCCCTGTGTACGCCGCCGCATGCTATCCCGACCTTGCACGCATCGCCCGCGAACACGGTTACGCGTTGGCGGTGCATGGCTCGCTGCAACGGGATTTCGACATCATTGCGATTCCGTGGGCCGAAGTAGTCACGACACATGAGGCGCTTATTGCGTCCATCTGCGAGCAAACCGCGTTTCGTGAAGTCGGTCAGCCAGAGAACAAGCTACACGGGCGCGTAGCCTACACGCTCTCGATTGGCTTTGGCGAATGCGCTGTCGATTTTCAATTCATGGGACCATTTCCGCAGCCCCAAGAAAAAGGTTGAAACAATGATCCATTTCCGCAATCTCATCACGCCCGTTCTTGAAAGCGAATCCCCGCCCCCCGTCATGATCGCGGCCGCGCCCACCGGCCCGCGTCCCCTTGTCGCCGTGCTCGATACCGGAGTTGATTGGAACCACCCGACACTTGCGCCGCATGTTTGGCGCAACCCGCGCGAGACCGCGAACCAAAAAGACGACGACACAAATGGTTTTGTGGACGACCTTCGCGGCTGGAGTTTCGCTGACAACACCGCGCGCCCGATGGACGCGAACGGTCACGGAACCCACTGCGCCGGGAGTATCGTCCTCGCGGGCTGCGACGTGCTGGCGGTGAAGGTGCTGGCCGACAACAATTGGGGCCGCGAGCCGTGGATTTACGGAGGCATCCTGTACGCGGCGCGCATGGGCGCTCGCGTTATCTCGCTGTCGCTTGGCAACTACCAGAAGGTGCCGCGTATCGCCGAAGCGGTCGCGTGGGCGCAGAAACGCGGGTGCGCGATCGTGGCCGCCGCGGGCAACGACGGCGAGGACATCCGCACGCATCCAATCTACCCCGCGTGCCTGCCCGGTGTGCTGTCGGTGGGCGCTCTCGACGGCGCGGGCCTGTGGGCTTCCAGCAACATCGGCGCGCAAATTCACGCGCCGGGCAAGCGGATTCGCTCAACGCTCCCCGGCAACCGGTGGGGGCTTTATTCGGGGACTTCGATGGCCTGCCCGCAAGTGGCCGCAGCGGTCGCGCTCGTGTTGGCGCGGCGGCCCGCGTGGGCGGCGGCAGAAGTGTTTGCGCGGCTGTTGATAACGGCGGACGGGTTGAAGGATGTGGGGCGGACGCTCAATTTGCAAGCAGCGTTGCGGGGGATTTGATCGACGCGAGAAGTCCTTCGCGGGCGTAGTGGTATCAGGCCTGCTGAAGGTCGGCGATGGCTGACGCGCTTTGCTTGTAGCGTA